CTGATGGCGCCCGCGAGCGGGGATGACCTGGAGGCCGCACTCGATGCGTTCATCGCGCAGAATAAACTCGGAGGCGATGCGCTCCTCCTGATCCCGGCCGGACGCGAGGTGGCCTACTATGCCGGCTGACGAGAAAAGTTGGGTGCCCGCGGCGGTCCCAATTAGAACCTCAGCCAAACCGGCTGATATGGTGCGCCTCGAGGTAGCCGGGAAGAAACTCACAGGCTTCGACGGCCTCACTATCACCATGGCCATCGACTCACTGGCTGATTCCTTCGCCCTGACCATGCCCTACGACCCGGACCGCTCAGACCTCCGCTCGGCGCTGCGCCCGTTCGGCTACACGCCATGCAAAGTGTATCTGGACGATGACCTCCTCCTCACGGGGCGGATTGAGAAGCTCGCGCCCAAGATGGACGCGGGCGAGCGCTCGCTCACGGTGGAAGGGCGCTCGCTCACGGGAGTGCTCGTGGACTGCGGGATTGAGGGCGACCTCGAGTTCTCCGGCCTCACCCTGGCGGCAATCGCGCGAAAACTCTGCAAACCCTTCGCGCTCACCGTGCGCGCGGACGCGGACACGCCCGCTATCGAGGTGGCGCGTGCGGAGTATGGGCAGGCCGTCCAGGACTTCCTGAACTCACTCGCCGCCCCGCGCAATTTCTTCCTCAATTCGTCCTTCGAGGGAAAGCTCGTTATCTCCTCGGCCTCCGCGCTCACGCAGGCGGCGCCCGTTGCCGCGCTCGTCGAAGGGGAGAAGCCTCTTCTCGCGGTGGCGGCGTCGTATGACGGAACGCATCGCTTCTCCTCCTACGACGTGGGGGCGCAGTTCGCGGGGGAGATCGACGTGAACGGCCACGTGGATGATACGGCAATCGCGGTGCACCGCCCCACTTTCATCGCGGCGAAGGACACAGACCCCGACCCGAACGCCACGGCGCGGCGCGCGCGCATGGAGGCCATTGCGGCAGCGCTGCCCATCACGGCGACCGTCTCCGGCTGGCGGACACCCCGGGGTCAGCGCTGGCACGAGCGGCAGAGCGTCACCTTGAAAGCGCCCGGGGCCATGCTCGCCACGGAGCGTAAGTATCTGATCGCCGAGGCGACCTTCCGGCTGGACAAGTCCGCCGGCAAGACTGTCGATCTGCGCCTCGTGATGGCCGAGGCCTACGCGGGCAAGCCGCTGGGGGTGCTGCCGTGGGCATAATGGCGGAACTTGTGCAAATTGCCTCCGCCACGATCAAGGCTCTACACGGCGCGCCCGGGCAGGCGGTCGTCATCACCGGCAGCGGCGTGGGTGGGCAGGCGGTGGAGGCCGAGGTCTACGCGCCGGCGGGCTTCCTCTCGCGGCCACCGAAGGACGCGCGGGGAGTATTCATCCCGATAGGCGGCTCGCGGAAATACGGCGTGGTCATCGCTGGGCACAACTATAAGGTGAGCATCTCTCTGGCCGACGGGGAGACGGCGATTTTCTCCACGAACGCGGCGGGCGACACGCTCAAGGCGCAGATCGTGCTAAAGGCGGACGGGACCATCGAGATCAACGGCAATTCCAAGCGGTTCGTGACATGGGATGAATTGAACACGGCGCTCCAGAATCACACTCACAGTGCGGGGGCGCTGGTAACGACCTGCCCGGCCGGGGCCGGCACGGTATCGGGCGGGGCGACGGGCGCACCGGTTGCGCTCGATCTCAGTGCGGCCAAGACGACAACTTTGAAGACAGGAGGGTAGGGTGAACTACGACGGCGACCTGATGCTCTACCCAACCCCGGACGGCGGCGATCTCAATATCATCGGCGGGCAACCCGACATGGACCGTGGCCTCTGGACGGCGGTCTACCTCTCGCTCTTCTCGGGTCAGTGGTGGGGCAATGCGCTCTCAGAGCAGGCCGAGCAGCTCACGGACTCCATCGAGGCGGTCATGCTCGACGACTCCAATCAGGGACGGCTCGACGTGCAGGAGGCCGCGCGGGCGGCGTTGCGCTGGCTCGTTGACGATGGCATCGTGGCCACCGTTGACGTGGAGGCCACCATCCCGACGGCGGGCTGGATAGCGCTCACCATCACCATCACGGAGCCTGCGGCTGACCCGACGGTGCTGCGGTACAAAATCAATTGGGCCGGCCAGCGCGCGGCTACGGGGGTGAGCTGATGCAAGGCAGACGAGTGTATCCCGATGCGGAAGGAAGGCTCAGGCTTGCCCAGGGCGACTATGGTTTCAATCCGGCGTCGGGTTGCTGGGAGGTCCGACCGCCCGGAGTCCATGCGGGCACGATCCGGGAGCACACGGTGGCCGAGCATGAGGATGGGACGATTACCGTGAGCCCGTCGATCCTGCTTGAGGATTTCGACGGCAAGGGCGGCTGGCACGGCTTCCTTGAGCACGGCGTATGGAGGGAATGCTGATGCCTATTTCCATCCCGACCGTCTCCGCGTTGCGCGACTCCATCATCTCCGACATCGAGGGCAAGCTCGGCGTCACCGTGCCGCTCTTGCCGAAGGCCGCCCTCCGCGTGCTGGCGACGGCTCTCGCCGGCGCCCTTGCGCTCCTATACCGCCTGGCGAGGTGGGCCTACGCGCAGATTTTCCCCCAGACCGCCGACGCCGACGCCCTCGTGCTTATCGGCAGCCGCTACGGCATCACGCGCGTCCCCGCGGTGAAGGCGAAGCTCACCGCCACGGCCACGGGTACGGATGGCACGAGCATCCCCGCAGGCGCGCTCTGGGTAACGAGCGCTGGCGTGGTCTACGCGCAGGAGGCGACGGTCGTCATCTCCGCGGGCACCGCGACGATCACAATCGAGGCGCTCATCGCGGGCGATGCCGGCAACCTGACTATCGGACTCACCGTGAATGCAGCCTCCCCGATTGCGGGCATGAACGGCACGGCCACCATTGCGAGCACCGTGACCGCGGGCGAAGATGCGGAGGCAGACGAGGACCTGCGCACGCGCGTCATGGAGCGCATGGGCGGGCAACCGCAAGGCGGGGCGGCGCCCGATTACGTGATCTGGGCGCGCGAGGTCGCGGGCATCGTGAAGGCTTTCGCCTTCCGCACGGCGGTGGGGTACGTCACGGTGTACCCCTTGCAGGCGGTGACGGGCGCAGCGCGCATACCCTCCGGGGCGAAGATAACAGAAGTCGAGGACTATTGCGGTGCATCCGTTCGGCGGCCGCTTTGTGCGAACGTGCTCGCGGCGGCCATGACGGAGCTGACCGCGGACGTGACCATCACCGGGCTTTCTCCGTCGGATGCCGCAACGAAAGCCGCGATCACGGCCTCGCTCACCGCCTACTTCTACGCGGCCTATCCCCGACAGTACCCCGACGAGTCGAGCCCGACGGACATCCTTTCCGTGGCGGAAATCTGGGCGATTGTTGCGGCAGCGGGTGCCACGGCGACGGCGGTGAGTTTGAGTCTCGGGTCCAACTACGCGCTGGCATCGAGTGAAATCGTGAAGCTCGGAACGGTGACATGGGCATGATGGAGCGCACGTTCAAACGTCTTTTTCCTCCCGGCCGCGCATGGTGGCTCCCCGGCAATACTGGGTTACTCGTGGAGGCGCTTGCCGTCTCACTCGAGACCGCGCGCGCGTTCATCCGCGCGATCATCGCCGAGAGCGTGCCGTGGACCGCCATCTCCATGCTCCAGGAGTGGCACGCGGCGCTCGGCGTGCGTTATGACTCATCTCAGAGCGTGGCGTTCCAGCAGCGCATGCTCGACGCCGTGCAGACGGCCCCTGGCAACACGACGCTCAACGCGCTGAACGCGCAGATACAGAAAGAACTTGCGAACGTCATATTTTCCGAGATCGCCTATGGGGGCACGACGAGCATCGCGGGTGAGTCCGAATGCGGGTCCGATGAATGCAACTCTGACGTCCCCGGCACGGATGCCAACCCGTACAGCTATCTCGTTTCCGGTACCGTGGAGAATGACGCGGAGGCGGGGCGGGTCATCAGTGTGATCGCGCACTTCGCCCCGCGTCACCTGACGGCAACGAGTGCGCTTGTGATTCTCTCCGACACCGGCACGACCGAGTGCGGAATCGCTACATGCGGAATTGAGGAGTGCGGATATGCACCCTAAGACTGGCCCTAAAACTGGGAGGGATGAATGAAAAGGACAACTGCGCCGAATGCGGTAGGCGGCCTGCACGTCGATAAGGTGCCCGGCGTCACCGTCGGCACCACGGGGATCGCCGAGGACCGTAACAATCTCC